GTGATTCCAACATCCTGAGTGGAACCAACACGTGGAACAGGCTGCGCGAGGATAGCATTAGAACGGACGGGCGTGTAAGCACCAGCTCCGACCAATTTGCGAATACCCTCGGTGACTAAACCTGCACCCGGCCAAATAGTGTTTGCGACAGCTCCTGCTGCGCTAAACAATGGGCCAGGAATCTTCTTGAAGAAGTTACCAACATCCCCCAAGAAGTTACCACGACCACGCAGGATGCGTTGCTGCAACCCGCCTGGATAATAGGCACCCTTACCACGCAAACGACGTGTCATGGTAGGACGAGCTTTCTTAACTGGCTTCTTCGGCATACTGGTTTACAAAACACAGAAAATATTTTATGCCTGCCAGGAGACATAAGTGTTCCAACAATCAATCCACTCTCCTGGGACTCGCGATACCACAGAAGATAAATCCAAATAATGGAGTGGACCAGTGAAACTACGTTCTATGTCTATCTGGACGGAAGGTTCGATGCCATAAATACGGGACATAGCCAAACGAGTGCTTTGCATCACCCTCGATGGTGCGAATCGTGCACCGTTTTCCAACTTGGACGCGGTCCAGCCGCGGTCTTCATCGAAAAAGCGGGTCAATTTCACACCAGAGTTACGGCAACACTCAACAATCCAGTCAGCGAAGGGCCCGAGGATAGGGCAATCAGGATACTCTGCTTTGAGGCTCAACGCTTTGGTGAACAACAGACACCAACGAACGCGATGTGACACGGAATTGGAACTCGTCCAACCAAATTTCACAAGACGCTCAATTGGATCAGTGATCTGCACCATGTCATCACCAAACTTCATCTTGCAGAAACCTGCCTCGCTGACTGAATCGAACAACTCGATCTTGGCTGAAAACCCTAAATCAGCAAAATCATCCGCTGTGGGGGCGGGGCCTGTCAATTGAAATAGCCCATCGTCGCCCTCCACAACACCGATGGGGTCGTAGCCATAATGCAAGCATACAAACCGAACCATCAGTAAATTGATCAATGCATTGGAGAAGCTAGTATTGAGATCTCCCGAACATCGGCCGTGGTGTACAGTACCAACCCACTTACCATATTCCAAATGGCGGGGCGACGAACACGACCGTAGGAAGTACGCACACTCAGCTGGACACAAATGCCCGCATAAGTGGTGTACGAGATAAAACTCAATCCCAACAGCATACTCACGTA